GAACCCAGTAATCTGAGTACCTACAGTAAACTCTGTTGTTGCGTATGTTGTGTCGAAGTCATACGCCCACTTCATAAATACTGTTGCGTTGTTTGCACCAACCAGTGTTGGCTTCAACTTCTTCAAAATCTTGATTCTAGAGCTATCACCAAACGTCAGGCTTGGGCTGTAGTACTTAAATCTGTAGCCTAGTCCGTTGTCACTATAACCAGTATACGTACTAATACCGCTAGTTGTGCCTATGTGTAGCGTACCGTTTTCTAATCGTGTGTACGATGTAAACTTAGTTGAGGGCCAACGTGTCACACGGTACGACCCATTTTCTAGTGTCCCTCTCACGTCAAAACAGTACGTTACGTCCTGACCAGTAAAGGTTAGCAGGTAGAAGCCCTCCTCAGGACTGTACACGGACCTAAAGAACTCTGTTTCATTCTGTAGTGCGGCAATGATGTCCTTTGTAATGTTGCCGGACAAGCTGCTAATAGGCATTGACTTTTCTTGTATTGTTCTACCAAAGCTCTTAAGTCCTGTGTGCGACAAAAACAACACGTCTGTACCAGTGTACTGCACAGTGTCCCTGTTGACGCAACCAATGCCTGCTACGGTATCTGACAAAGTCATAGAAGCAGGAGAAGTAGCGCCGTCGTACACAATGATGCTATGCTTACCAAAGATAATCAACAGACCGTTGTGTGCTGCTAAAGCTACAATCTCGTCGTAACCGTCAGGCCAAACCTTAGATACATCAATGTTGCCGCTAGAGCCGCCCGACCAAGCCGATCCATCAAGTAAGTCAGACCAATAGATAGTAGACTTGTTAGTACTAAAGTCTGCAGTCCACAAACGACCGTACGCTGCTAATACTTCATGACCATACATAGTACTAGCAACGCCAGTAGCATGCGGATGACTTGACAGCGCTTCTACAGATCCTACATGGTTTGAGTAAATCAAAGGCTCATAGCCACGTTGGAAGAAAAACATGTGATCGTTAAAGTTTACAATCTTCCAGTCGTTAGCGCTAATTGAGTAACCACCGGGAGTCTCGTCTACTAGTGTAGTTGTACCGCTAATAATCTTGTTGTTACCAACGGAGAATATCTTGGTGTTTCCTGCGTCGTCCCTATATTCTTTGATGCTGTACAAAGAGTCAGTACCAAGTACAGTCTTGTTTGTTGTTACAACAGTGTGGCCCTTACGTGCAGCAATACGACCACGTTTGTCAATCACAGCGTTGTCTGCAATTTCTGCAAACGACGGGTCTTGAGCCAACGGCGAATCTTCGGTGTTAACACCTTTGAACGCCGGAGCTACAAGATTGATGCTTTGCAGTTCTTGAGCCATATCAAATAGTCCTAAATACCATCTCTTCGGGGTGCTTTGCTGCGTCTATAGCAATAGCGTCAGACAGATACTTATCAGCAATACCAAAGTACTCAGCAACTGACGTACCTCCTGTTTCACCACGCTCACGAGCCAACAAAGCTACGGCGTAGTGAATCACAGGTTGCGAAGGTACAAGCAGTGAGTCCGTGTTAGCACTCAGATCTGCCTGCCGCTTAATTACGTCAAACCGAAGGCTGTACACAGCATCTGGTGTTGGGCCTACGAGAACTTCTGTGTCGCCGCTGGAGTCTAGACCGTTGTACGTGTAGTACCGTGGTGCGCCTTCTGCTGCGCTGCTGATGTAAAGTTGCTCGTTAAACCAGTCTTTTGTCTGGTAATCCATGAACAAGTTGCTAGTGTCGTTTAGGACACACATAACTTTTACATTGTCACCACCGCCAGTTAGTGAGTAACTGTTGTCGGAAGCAGTAGTAGTTACAACAATGGTTTCACGCAAGGCAGACCAGTCTGTTGCTTCTTCTACTACCTTTTTAGCGTCATTGATGAAGTCGCCCACCATCTTGATATAAGTTGTGCTAGTGACTGACGTGGTTTCTTCTTCGCGCAACCGACGTAGTACATTGTTCATTAGGTTCAAGTATGTCATGCTAATCTTCCTATCAATTGGGCAAGGTTTTCTTGAGCCGTTGGTTGTTGTTGTGTTAACATACCGGGATCTTGATACGCTTCATAACCTAAACCTGCAAACTCTTGTTTTTGGAAAGGGTCAATCTCTGGTCTAGCTGCCAGCATTGCTGCTTGTTGCATCTGTTCCTGTGCAATCTGCTGCTGTTGCTGCCCAAGGCCAAACATAGAGCCTACACCAAACCGCAAGAGTCCTTCTAGACCTTCTTGGAATTGTGACTCTAGACCGCCAATGCCTTCTTCTACTTCTCCTATACGGGACTCAACACCAGCAACTTGTTGACCTATGCCTTCTACTTGACCCTGTACGTTTTCAAAGCCTTCACCAAAAGCGTCCCGTAGACCGCCCTCAAGCTCTCCCATTGACTGTAAAAAGTCTGACTCAAGACCAGTAATCTCAGACAGTATGTTAGCCTCTGTCTCAGACAACTCTACAGAAAAGCCTTCTCTAGCGTCCTCTAGTTTGGTGTCAAGGTCTTCAATACTCTGACCTAGTTGTTCTCCTTGGTTTTCAAACAACTCACGCAAGGCAGAGTCTTGTGTTATAATGTCGTCTCTGAGCGCCTCAATGTTTACGCCTATTAAGGTACTTAAGTCTTCAATGTCTAAGCCTAGTTCGTTGTAACGCTGTTGACTTTCTTCAGACATCTGCTCAATGCGGCCATCGGCACGTATCAAGTCTTCAGCAACTCGAGCTACGTCAGAAGTCAAGACTCCAATTTGACCAGTCAGTCGTTCTTCTGAGGCAAAAATATCGGATCTTATGGCGTCAGTAATTTCTTCAAACCGCACACCTTGGTCTGCTAAAAGCGCATTAAACTCTTCTGCGTCTTCTGAAGCTTGTTGTAGCAGTCGTTCTTCTACACCAGTAACTTCTGACAACACCCGTAGTTCAGTTTCGGACAGGTCTATCTCTGCCCCGCGTTGAAACTCGTCAAGTCTACCAAGTAGTCCTTGGTACATTTCAATCCGTGCTTGAGTAGCTTCGTCAAAACGTTGGCCCGTCTGTTGCTCAAACTCTTCTACTCGTTGGGTCAGACGCTCTTCTGAAGCTACAATATCTGATCTTAGCGCATCAGTTACTTCCTCGAACTGTACACCTTGCTCTGCTAAGAGGTTGTTGAACGCTTCAGCGTCGGTTGCAGCTTGTTCTAGTAGACGCTCTTCTACCCCTGTAATTCGAGATAGTGTTTGTAACTGCGCCTCAGAAAGCTCTGTTGCTTGTCCTTCGCGTAAATCTTCAATAACACCAAGCAGTCCTTGGTACATCTGAATTCGTTCTTGTTCCGCTTCGTCAAAACGCTGTCCTGTTTGCTGCTCAAACTCTCCAGCCTGCTGTTGTAGCGACAGGATTTCGCCACTTAGTTGTTCTCTTGTTTGCTCAGTGTACTCACGTAGTGCATTAGTAGCTTCTTCTTGACTAAGCTGTCCTGAACGTAGCTCCTCAATGTTTACATTAGTACCCTCAAACATCTCTTGCATTGTTTGATCTGACTGTGCAAGCAAATCACGCATTTCTTGACTAAGAGCCGTAGTGTCACCACGGGCCTCAACAATAGCTTCCATGAGACGCTGACGATCTTGCTCTGCTTGAGTAAACCCAGCTTCACGCTCTTCTGCTGCCTGTGCAAAACCAGCTTCACGTTCTTCTGCGGCTTGTTGTAGACCCTCTTGTAGTCCACTTACGTTTTCGCTAAGTGCGTCAACAACATTACTAACGCCACCAAGGTTTTCAATAATTGTCTGCTGGTTTTCGTCCAGTTCAGTCAGCATACCACCTTGGCGTACAAACTCTTGTAGCGCCTCTTGTTGCTGCTCTGTTATTGTACCTAGTGCAGTCTGTATGCCTTCTCTTTCTGCATCTGCGTCTTCAAGGGACCGCAACACAGGGTCAATGTACTCAGCAAGCATACTGCGGATTCTTTCAGGATCTCCAGCAGGTCCTTGTTCTCCTTGAGGTCCCTGCTCTCCCTGAGGCCCTTGATCTCCTTGGGGTCCTTGATCTCCTTGGGGTCCTTGATCTCCTTGGGGTCCTTGATCTCCGGGAGCGCCGTCTGTTCCGTCCCTGCCATCACGACCGTCTGTACCATCGACACCGTCTGTACCATCTACGCCATCAACCCCGTCACGACCATCGCGTCCGTCAAGTCCTCTAACAACTTCCATTGCTGTAGACGCTATGGTGTTAATTTGTTCTGGAGTGCTTTCTTGGCCTTCTTCTTCTAACTCATCAACTGTTTGTGCTATGTTCATAATAACATTTGCATCGTTGAGAGTTGAAGCAGCTTGGCCTACGGAATAACCTGATTGTTCAAATTGCTCAAACACTCGACTAACAACTTGAAGGGTTTCTCCAAGGTTTCCTAGTTCTGCCTGTCCTGCAAGAAAACTACCCAGTTCGCTTGTTGCGTCACCAGCCATTATTCTTGCAGTAAGTTCCATGGCTGCTTTAACGTACTCTGTAAAGTTTACTTGATCTACTTTTTCAGTCTTTACATACGCAGAGCCATTCCAACGGAACGTATCACCATCAGTGTTGTAAACGGTAGCACCAACACCGTACTTCTCTAAAAGCGCTTGGTTTTCTTCGGAGTTTACCCACCGATTGTAAGCAGAGGACTGCTCTTGCATACGTTCGCCGTAGAGTTCAGCAGTGTCGGAAAACTCGTCACCACCGAATAAAGTCAGGTCTTCGCCTTCGAGTATCATCAGTTCGTCTTCAGTCAACGAACCTGTGTACTCGTCCCAGTCACCTACGTCATAGTCACCAGCCTGAATCAACTGTTCACGTTCAGTCATGTAGGCTAGATAGTTGTTGAAGTCTTTAAAGACACCTCGTAGTATACCAGAGCCGTCACCGTCAAAGTACTCTCTTAGTTCTTCTTGAGTTACTTGGGTTGGTTCTCCTCTGCCGTACAAAGTGTTTGGACTTGCTTCACCAAGTTCAGCGCCACTAAAGAACGTAAATGTAGTAGTAGGAGCAGCTTCTTCTGCTTCTCCATTACCTTTAGTATCTGGAAGCGGCTTAGGTGGCGCAAGCTCTACTTCAGCCTCGTCATCTTTGGTTTCCAAAAGAGGCTTAGGTGGTGCAAGCTCTACTTCAGGCTCTGGAGAGGGCGCAGGCGCAGGAGGCGCAGCATTAGGATCAAACGGTCCTGACTCACCGGGCATTTGTTTAGGTGGCGAACTAGGCGTACCAATGGGTCCTGTCTGAGCAGGAGCAGGAGCAGGAGTTGGTACTGGAGCATTTGGATCAAACGGCCCAGACTCTCCCGGCATCTGCTTAGGTGGTAAACTAGGCGTACCTACAGGACCAGTCGGAGCGGGTGCTGGTTGTTTAGTAGGAGCAGGCTTAGTAAGCATACCTTCCCTGCCTTTTACAGGCACGTAGCCAACAGGAGTAAACTCAACAAGCTGTCCATTTATTTCTAAGATGTCACCGTATCTTGCCATTTACTTTTCCCTCGATACGCCCTTGGTTTTTTCATAAGAGCGCATAGCGCCAAGACCAAGCATACCCATTAGTACAGGCATCATAGTCTCTAGG